CACGCAGGTCGTTAAGGAATTCATCACAACTGCCCGGATTAAGACCTGGAAGGAGAGTGAGTTACTTCCCAACAACAACGTGCTGGGTGTGCCAAAGGGACACATGCCTTACACCGCGGAAGGTGTGTACGGGAAGCACGCCTGTATTTGGTTTCACTCAAAGCTAAACCCCTACAACAACTGGGAGCGCATGTGCCAGACCTTAAAGGGGCGCAGCACTCACGACATTAAGATCCGTGCCTATGGCTGGGCGGAACAAACTGCCGGGTCACAGTTCCCCATGTTTGGTGACTTTAACGTGTTCAGTGACCCTGTAACAGAACGTGCACCACAGGGAACCAACTACATGGTGGCTGATCCGGCTGGAGCTAGAAACTGGTTTATGCTCTGGGCCAGGGTAGACGAACATGGCACAATTTGGATCTACCGTGAATGGCCGGATCAAAGCTACGGTGAGTGGGCGTTGCCAAGTGACAAGGCTGACGGTCGCCCCGGACCTGCACAACGCAGCGGATCTGGCCGCGGTATTAACGAGTACACTGAACTGGTTTGGTCCCTAGAAACTCATGCTGACAAACGCGAGGAGATTGCAGAACGCTACATCGATCCGAGAAGCGCAGGAACGGAGGCTACGACGAAGGAAGGTGGCGTTACGCTGCTTGACCTTCTTATGGAAGCTACGGAACCGTTGTATTTCCTGCCTGCCGCCAGTGTATCAGTTGATGAGCGTGTTTTGATTATTAACGACCTGTTGTGCTATAATAGGGAAGCCGATCTGGACATTAAGACTAACCATCCGCGGTTGATGGTGCACGAAAGTTGCCAGAACCTGATTTACTCGTTAAGAGAGTGGACTGGGCACGATGGCCAGAAGGGTGCTTGTAAAGATCCGATTGACGCTTTAGGGTACCTTGTGGTAATGCAACCACGCCACATATCGTCTTCGTTAAGCAAGGAGTGGCAAAAGTTTAATAAGTGCGGGAGCTATTAAAGTATGCCAAACACAAAGACAGACGTTTTAGCGATTGCGTCAAAGAACCCGCACGTCGGTGAACTTCTGAGCGAGTACAACCGCTCAATGATCAATTCCTCTCAAGGAAATTTGGTCACCAAGTTTGACAACATTCGCTTCTGTCGGTGGCCTGGGCAGACTGATGACGGCAAGAAACACTCTGAGAACCGTTCCTCTGGAGACCCGGCTTGGCCGTTTGAGGGTGCCAGCGACGTCCGCACCCGTTTGATTGACGCCACCTGTAACGAACTGACCTCCTTGCTGGTTGGCGCGTTCCAGAAGGCTGAACTTCGAGCCAACGGAAACGAGTTGTCCGACATGCCGGTTTCCCAGATTGGGACGACGCTCCTTCGCTGGATTCGTGACTGTAAGATGCCGCAGCAGCTTTATAAGGAGGCTACTCTTGCAGCACAGTACGCTCTTCAATACGGCTGGAGTGCCTTCTTTGTAGGCTGGCAGCAGAACATCAGTGTCCGCACTCAGGACATTTCGATGGACCAGATCATGGCTTTGGCCCAGCAATCTGGCAGTCAGGTGCTACTAGAACTGCCGCAGTTAATCATTAACGCTCCTGAACAGGCTGCGGAGATTATCCAGACTGCTGTTCCTAATTTGAAGGCTAGTGACGCGAAGCGGATGGTGCGTGAACTGGCTGAGACTGGCATGACCTCTATGGATGAGGAGTATGTCAGCAAGAACTTACCCGAGATCGTAGCCCTAAAGCCGTGGGATGAGATCATCTTCCCCCCAGAAACCGCGGACTTGCAACGGTCTCGGGTAATTTTCCGCAGAACCTGGATGTCTGAGGTCGAGTTGCGTGAAAAAATCACGACTGAAGGCTGGAATCCTGACTGGGTTGAGCGTGCGTTGCAGCAGTTGGGTAAATCCAGCAGCTACTACAACATTAACCTGCTTCCGACGACCACGATGATGGTTTACAACGGTGTAAACTACCAAAATATGGTCGAAGTGGTGTACTGCTACACCAAAAGCCTTGATGGTGACGCCCCGGCTATCTTTTACACGGTAATCTGTCCTCAGGCGGCGTCTAATCGGCAATCTGACGGTGATTCTTGGGCTATTCACGAGCGTCTTGATTACGCGCACGGTGAGTACCCGTTTGTGGAGTTCCGCCGGGAGCAGATTCGCCGCTCGATCACTGATACCCGCGGCATCCCTGAGCTTGCGAGCACCGATCAGGACGAAATCAAGGCACAGCACGACTCGATTCGTGACCATACAGCCTTTTCAACGCTGCCTCCGATCAAAGTAATTAAGCGCATCGGCGGGATGAACAAGGTTGGCCCTGGCGTGCAGTTGCCGGTTACCAGCCAGAACGACTACACGTTCATGGACCCGCCAGCCCGCGAACCTAGTGTAGCGTTCAACCTGATTCAGCGGGTTGAGCAGCAACATGCCGCGTACTTTGGGACGGGTAATCCTAACGTGATGCCGATGACCACCCAGATGCTTCAGCAGGCTCTGGTTAACTCGTGGCTTCTGTCCTGGCGTTCTGTGTTCCGTCAGATGTTCTCCCTGTGCTGCCAGTACATGCCAACAGAGGAGATCTTCCGCATTACTGGCGGGCAGCTCCCGCAGAATCTGTCGGAAATACACAACGAGTTTGACATCAACGTCCGCTTTGACGTGATGAACCTTGACAAGGAGTACATCGCTCAGAAGGTGGATTTCCTGACCAAGATCAAGCAGATGGACACGGGTGGTGTACTAAACGCTAACCGGATTACCGAGATGCTGATTCAGGCGATCGCCCCGGAGATGGCGACCGAACTGATTATGAATCAGGAACAGGCTTCCCAGAAGATGTTCAAGGACGTCCAGAGTGACATCGGAATGATGCTGTTGGGTAACGAGGTGCTGTATCAGGAGAACGATCCTGCGGCACAGACCAAGATGCAGTTTACTCAGCAGGTGATGCAGAACAATCCGAAGGCGCAGGCTGCTCTCCAGAGTGACCCGAACTTCCAGCAACTCTTTCAGAACTACATCAAGAACCTTCAGATGAGTGTTATGCAGCAGCAGAACGCTCAGATTGGCAGGCTTGGAGTGACGCCAGTGCAGCAGCAACCTGGGCAATGACACAAAGCGAACGCGCAGCTTACGGGTTCTCGGGGAAGAACCACATGTGGGATCAGATCATCGAGACGATCCAACAGATGCAGGAAACCATGTGGATGCACGCTATTAGCAATAACGTCAAGGGCGAGGATCGTGTGCACGCCTGTGGGCAGGCTGATGGTGTAAACTTGGTTTACTCGACACTTTTAACATTAAGATCAGAAGCATTAAAACTTAACGGCTTGACTGAAGAAAAAGATTTGGCATAACGCTAATAACGGGCCTACCAGCGTTACTGGTTTGTAATTAAAGGCACTTGCGACCTTAACCGCATGAACGAACAAGAAATTGGATCACAGCCTGACGCCGGGAGTCAGGAGGCAGCAGTAAATCCCGTTGCTGAAAAACTCGGTTTAATGGATGAAAGAGGTCTTAGTGACCTACTTAAATCCAGCTTCCTTAACGAGGAGGAGGCTACTCCGGCCACACAGGAGCAGGAACCTGAAGAAGTGGTGGATTCCTCTGGCGAGGACGATCAGCTTACTGAAGAAGATTCCGACCAACACGACAGCAGTTCTTTGACAAAGGGCGTCCAGAAGCGCATCAATAAGTTGATTGCTGCGAAAAAGGCTGCCCAATCAGAATTAGAAGCACAGAAAGCGCAGTTGGCGCAGCTTCAACAGGAATTGGAGTCCGCAAAGACTTCAGCACCTGTTAAACAACAAGACCCAAGTGAGTTTGTCCAAAAACTTGATACCATTGATCAGGTAAAAGGTGAATACGATAAAGCCATTGAGGTGTTGTTGTGGTGCGAGGATAACTTGGATGGAGGCGTGATTACGTTGCCTGATGGCACGGAACACGAGCTTTCAGACAAGGAAGTTCGCGCCATGAAGCGCACAGCACTCAAACGCAAGGAGGTTGAGCTTCCTGCACGTCTAAACTACCTGCAACAGCAGGCACAGGCAGACGCACAGGCGACAACCGACTTTCCTTGGTGGAATAAGCGTGAGTCTGAGGAGTACCAGGTTGCTCAACAGATCCTCAAGGACTTTCCCGAGGTGCGTCGTCGGCCAGACTGGAAGCATCTTACTGGATTGGTAGTTCTCGGAGCCAAGACTTATGCCGATATGAAGGCTAAGTCAAAAGCACCGCAACAGCCAATCAAGCGGGCTCCAGCGCAGCCAGGTGTGACAAAAGCTCCGCCTATGCAGGCTTCTAACGCTGATACGTCAAAAGCTAAAACCCAGTTTGCAAAGACTGGTGGCAGTCGTGATGGGTTAACTGACCTAGTCAAAGCAATGAACTTCGTTTAGTTCACGCAGTAAATCGCAGAAACTCATATACCTTTATGGCAACTCTACTTGAACCTAATCTCTCTGGACGCGGTAAGCGCGAAGACCTCATGGACATGATCGCCTTGGTTGACGCCAAGGACACTCCGTTCACGTCTATGGCCAAGAAGGGCTCCAAGCCCGGCAACATGTACTTCCGCTGGCAGTCCGACAGCCTTCCGACCCCTCAGGTTGGTGGCACCCCGGACGGCTTGGACGTCAATCTCACGACCGGCGTTGACAACTATGTTGTCGGCTACCGTTCTGAGTTGGCCAACTACGCGCAGATCTTCCGCCGCGCAGTCCGTGTGTCCAAGCTGACGCAGGACATCGCTGACGTGGCTGGCGTGCGTGACGAGCTGGCTGACAACGTCGCCAAGGCCATCACCGGCATCAAGCGTGACATGGAAGTGACCTTCACCTCCAATCAGGTCTCCCAGCTTGACACTGGCAACCAGACGACTCCCTACCGCACGGCTGGGGCTCAGACCTGGATCAGCAACGCTGGCACTGGCACGCCGACCCCCGGCGACATTCCCTCCATCTTCCGCACTCCCACGACCTCGATCGTTGGCAGCGGGACTGCGCTGGGAACTTCCTTGACGGACGCCGCGGTGCAGGGCTTGCTCAAGTCGATCTTCGATCAGACCGGGCATTACACCTCGTTTGATTGCATCGTTGGAACCGACCTGAAGCGTGCTTTCACGAGCCTGCTTGGGACGACCAGCTTGACCACCACGACCGGTGCAGGTATCACTGGCGCGGGCGCTACGAAGGTGCAGACCTTCCAGCGTGACGCTGCTGCTGACACCTACATCCAGTCTTTGGATGTGTTCCAGGGTGACTTCGGCACGGTGCGCCTCCATCCGACGACCTTCATCGGGACCGTTGGTGGCTCTCCGCTCACCTGGACCCCGACGCCTTTCAAGGGTCTTGTCCTTGACATGAACCTCATTGAAGTCCGTTATGGTGGCAACGTGGCGCAGGTCACTCCGCTCACCGACAACGGTGGTGGACCTGGCCGTTTGGTCGAAGCAGTTGCTGGTCTGGTTGTGGGTAACCCGCTGGGCCTCGGCAAGTTCGACTACAACGCTGCTTAGTAGTTTCCTCCGCGACACCTGCGTGGTCTGACCTTGTTCGACCAAAAGTGGTGTGACACCTCGGAGAGACGGGGACAATTTTGTGCAAGCGAAGGATTTGTAGCAGCCTTGTTTTAAGAGGAAGCAAGCTGCGAGCCTTGGGCACATTTGCGACACCTGCCGGTGGCTCCATGCCGTCGCGCACGGACCGGGGATGCTCGGTCGCCGCAGTGGTGTGACAGCCGGAGAGACGGCACTCTTTTATGACAGTACTTCCAGTTCCAATCATTCCACAACTGATTCAGAGGTACACCGGGTTGTCAGCACCTGCTGACCTGCTCGTGTTGGCGACAAGAAAACCAGCTAGCAGCGGTCCAGAAGGCACAAATGGGTCAGCTATGCCACCAAGCAAGATCAACCCTAATAGCGGCATTTATGACGCACAGGGAAGGCTTCCGCAGATTCCTGCGCCGGGAACACATTTCATGGCCAAAGTATGATTAACGTACCTGAACATCTTGTTGGTGAATTGGAAAAGGAACTGCGCCTTGGTTGGGAGCGAAACAAAGCTCAGGCAAGGATCGAGGCAAAACAGAACGCCAAGTTCAACAAAATGCGCCACAGGTCCGTTGAAGGACTTGGGCAAAAGATAGCCACTATTCCGCTGACGGCTTATCACTTTTGGGGCCAGAAACTCGGATATGGATGCTGGGACAGCAAAGCATTCATGGATGAGTTTTTGCGTGACAACCCGGAGTGCCGTGTAAATAGTGGCGGCGTCAAAGAGATTAGTGTAGGATGGACGCCTAGCAAATGAAGACAGTACCATTTAGCGCGCTTTTGGCCGAGACCTGCCAGCTTATCGGGCTTGACCGAAACACGCTGAATGATAAATCGTTTGCTGCTATCCGCGATTTTACGAATCGTCGGTTAAGCATGATCTGGGATCGGGAAGACTGGCCCGATATTCAACAGGTCGTACAGCTCTGGCCTGGCACGTTGATTAGCAATGTGGTCACGGACCCTATTCCTATTCTTACAGAAGCCGGCAACGAGCTTTTACAAGAAGACGGAGACACACTGTACGTTCAGAACGAAGAGGATACCATTCCTGTGGTCATCACGCTTGACCCTAACTATCCGCGCATTTACTTGCGGGACTTCTCGGATGAAGCGTGGCAGCAGAACAAGATTGGTGAGTCAAACGTCAACATCATCAATCCGTTCTGGATTCTGAAGGAAGACGGCACGCTGGCTTCTGCCGCGGCTTCTCAGTACAATTTCACCTACACGGTTGGGGACGCAACCACTGATCCCTACATCACAAGCATCACCATTCAGATGCCGTGGGGCACTCCTCAGTGGACAAACATCAGCGGATCGACACTTGAGTTTGTCAACAACCCGCAGCCCATTGCACTGGTTGCTGGGCAGGCTATCGGCTGCTGGACTGGTGATCCGCGGAAAACGTCTCGTGTCAAGGACGAGTCGTATGTGGTCGAGAACATGCCAAACCTTGATGTGAACACAACCGTGTCCACACAGGTATTCAGCCAAGATTTGTTTGTGTTAAGGTTTGAGAACTTTGACTCCAAGTTTGTTCTGTTGCGTGCTGTGGCTCCGTTTCTGTTTGGCACGAGGTACGACCCGACCTTGGCGTACACTGCTGGCTCTCAGGTGTACTATGACCCAAGTCAGGCCAGTTCAGCGTACAATCCGCCCAGCAAGAACCTACCTGTAGCCGGCAACTTCTGGAACACTTACAGCAATGCTGCAATCGGCGTGCTGCCGGCTAATCCTAGCTTTTCTTGGAGGATGGTTGAGCTTCCGTTCCGGTTTAAGAGCTACTTGGTAAACTCTGTGTCTGCCGACTTCCTGCGCTCGGAAGGTCGCGCAACCGAGGCTGATTCGCTTGAAGGGATGGCTGAGTTTGCAGTACAGCAGCAGATTGACGTGCTGATCAGGCAGCAGGGTCAAGTGCGAAAAATGAACATGGTATATACATATTAACATGGTTACCAAGTTTATAAGAAAAAGGAACCAAGACCCTGCAAAGGCTTACAATAAAAACTTTGCTCGGATTCAGGTTTCTGGTAATGCTCAGACTTTCAGGTTTAAGAAAACAGTTCCAACAGGAGCAGCGGTTGACTTTATAACGACTGAAGCTGGGTTTTCTTTAACCACTGAAGCTGGCGACAATTTAATAACAGGTTAATCATGGGCGACAAAATCTCTCAACTACCAGCAGCAACATCCGTTGACGGAACGGAGATCGTTCCCATCGTTCAAGGTGGTGCAACTAAAAAGGTAACCGGGCTCATCCTTCGCAACCCTGCCGGTGCTGCTGGTGGCGACCTGACTGGGACTTATCCGAACCCAACTCTAGCCTCGATCACCACGACTCAGGTGAACGTGGGATCTGGATCGGCTATCCCGGTGCTGTCGGTTGATGCTAAAGGTCGTGTTGTTACGCTTGCCACTACGGCCAACCCCGCTCTAACCACCAACCAGATTGCTGGTCTTTCCACAAATGCTCCAGCTCCTCTGTCGGTAACCGCGTTTGCCGGGGTATCCACGAGCGCATCTCGTGCGGACCATCAGCACATTCGCCCGACTCCCGCTGAAATTGGTGCGGTAGGGATTGGCGATGCGGCTACAGGAGATCTTTCTGGAAGTTACCCGAATCCGTCTCTTGCAACTATTACGACCCCTCAGTCTTTTGGCACGTCCACCCAGATTCCGGTTGTCACGATTGACGCAAAGGGGCGGGTAACCAGTCTGACTGGTGTCAATGTTGCTGCGTCCACTCTTGCAATCACAGAGCTTACTGGTGACGTCATTGCCGCCGGCCCAGGTTCTGTGTCAGCTTCTTTGGCGGCTATCACGACGGCTCAGTCTAACGTGGGTAGTAGTTCGTCTATCCCGGTTCTTAATATCGACGCTAAGGGGCGCGTTACCTCGATTTCAACCGTTGGCATCGCAAGCCTTGAAGGTGGCACGGTAAAAAGCGTTACCGCTGGTACTGGGCTTTCTGGTGGCACAATTACGGTTGCTGGCACGATTAGCATTGCCTCGGTTACCACCGCTCAAAGCAACGTGGGCAGTGCATCTGAAATCCCGGTCATTTCGATCAATGCTCAGGGGCAAGTCACCGAATTGACAACGGTGGCAATTTCCACCCTAACCACTTCTGAGCCTGCTGCACTTGCGACTGCTCCGGTTGTTGGGCTTTCTCAACAATCTGCTCGCGCAGACCACCAGCACATATTCCCAACTGCCGCCGAAATTGGTGCGCTGGGTGCAACTGCAACGGCTGGCGGTGACTTAACCGGTTCTTTCCCGATTCCAACGCTGGCCGCAATCACAACCGCTCAGAGTAATGTTGGGTCATCTAGTTTGGTGCCAGTTTTAAGCATTGACGAAAAGGGGCGCGTAACTTCGCTTTCAACCGCTGCCGTTGGAGCAGGGATTCCATTTAGCGTTGCGGCAACTCGGACTACAAGCCTGACGATTGATGCAACTTTTGCTCAAAAAATTGTTCCATTTCAAGCTGTTGCTCCAACTATTGTAACTTTGCCTGCGGATGTAAATGCTACCATTCTTTCAGGATCAAAAATTGAGGTTACAAATTTAACCGCTCAAGAGGTTTCGTTTGTTCCAGGTGTAGGAGCTACAGTTTTGAATCCTAATCTTACTGCGGTTGGACTTAATAATTTAGCAACAGCTACGAAATTAGCTGCCAATACCTGGATATTGAGTGGAAGTTTAATCGCAAGCACTACAACAGATCCGTATTTTAATTACGTTTCTGTGTTGCTGCACATGAATGGAGCTAATGGAGGAACTTCATTTCCTGACAACTCTCAAAATGTTTATACGGTTACAGCGGTTGGCGGAGCAACAACGAGCACAGCGCAGTTTAAGTTTGGCACTGCATCCTATCTAGGTGGAGCAACTGCTAGATACCTTAACATTCACACAGATAACACTCCATTTGCATTTGGAACCGGAGATTTTACTGTTGAATTTTGGGTAAGAATTACAGCAACAGGAGGCGCACAAAATGTTATAACGCTTCCTGGCGCAAACAACAGTATTGCATTTAATACTGGCTCATCGATTGTTTACACAACAGCAGCAGTTGCAAGAATTACATCAACGTCGATTGGAACCAGCGTGTGGGCTCATGTTGCAGTTGCCAGAGGATCTGGAACTACAAGAATGTTTATTAACGGAACGCTTCAAACAACTACATTTGCTGATACAGCGGACTACACTTCAGCAGGAACACTTTGCCAACTTGGTGGAAGCACTTCGACTGCGTTAATTGGAAATGTTGACGACTTTAGGGTTACAAAAGGATTTTGTCGCTACATTACAAGCTTTACAGCTCCGATTGCTCAGTTCCCTGACTTTTAGTTTTAACTTATGGCCAACATCAAAATCTCCGAACTTCCAGCCGCGGCTTCCGTAGCAACAACGGACGTGTTGGTGGTTAACCAGGGCGTTAATACCCGGAAGGCGACGGTCTCCCAGGCTTTGGTTGGCGTGCTTACGACCTCCCAGATCGCCGGGCTAGCGACTACCGCGCCCGCTGCATTGGCAACAGCCCCTGTGGTTGGACTGAGCACGTATGCGGCTCGTGCTGATCATCAGCATTTGCGTCCCTCTTTGGCTGATCTTGGTGCTCAGGCTGCGCTGACGACATCTGCTCCGTTGGCCTTGAGCCTTGGTGGTACGGGGCAGATTACTAGGCAGGCTGCGATGGATGCTTTGGCCGGATCGGTGACTGCTGGACAGTACCTGCGAGGAGATGGCACGGATGTCGTGATGTCTACACTTCAGGCTGCGGATCTCACTGGCACTGTCGCAATAGCCAATGGCGGAACTGGAGCAACAGCGGCCCAAGCTGCTATCTCAAACCTTGGCATTGGGATGCGGATGGTTGAGGCACAGACAACAGCCAACATCGTGGGAACGATGGCTACTGGCCCCGATCCAGACACGTTTACTGTGACGGCAACAGGGGTGTTTGCAACAGACGGTTACACTCCTGTACTGGGTGACATCATTGCGTTTGCACTTCAAACCACAACAACGCAAAATGGATTTTGGGAATTAACAACTCTTGGCACTGCGAGTGTTTCGGCTGTTTTTACGCGCCCATCTTGGTACACAGGGGTTGTCAGAAATACGATGTACATGACCCGTTTTGGTTCAGCTCAAAACGGATTTGTTCAAACATTTGTGGGTCCAACCGGAACAGGAAACACTGAAATCACTGTTGGGACAACCAACATTACGATGATTCGCGTTAATCTAAGGTCGTCGCCTGCGAGTCTTAGCAGCAATGTATTTACTGGGCCGCAAACACTACGCGCAAATGGTTCTGGATCACAAAATTGTCCGCTCATCTTTCAATCTGGCGTTGCGTTAATGGGAACTCCGGTAGGAAATGCCGTTGAGTGGTTTGGCGACCAGATGTATCTGACGACGGCAGCAGGAGTTCGCACAACCAACACAACGCACGTTGCCATCCCGGCTACTTCAACTTCTGCTGGCCTTGTGGGGCAAGTTGCCGTGGATAACGCCAACAACTGGCTGTACGTCTGCACGGCAGCAAACGTCTGGAAGCGGGCTGCATTAACCACGTTCTAATGGCTAAGAAACAAGTCAACCTCTCAGTCAAGAAGGGCGAGAAACTCCCCGTCTCCAAGGGTGCCGGCCTAACCGCAAAGGGACGCGCCAAGTACAACCGGGAAACCGGCAGCAACCTCAAGGCTCCTGCTCCGAACCCTAAGACTAAGGCTGATGCAGCCCGGAAGAAGTCATTCTGCGCTCGCATGAGTGGTATGCCGGGGCCTATGAAAGACGCCAAGGGTAATCCGACCCGCAAAGCTGCTAGCTTGAAACGCTGGAACTGCCGCTAATTTATGGAAAAGTTCATCTCGCACATGCTTGATCAGGTGGCTGGCCAAGGCTTGTCAATGGCGTTCACCATTATCGCCGTGTGGTATTTGTACGGTAAGATCGTCGAGTGCGAAAAGGATCGCAAAGCCCTTTGGGAGCGTCTTCTTAACCACAGCAGCAGCCATGAAACAAACCATTAAAACCTACGTCAAGCAGCCTTCAACCTGGTTGGGCCTTGCTAAACTCGGTGCTGCGTTGGGTATCTACTCGAGTGGCGCGGCTGGTGCAATCAGTAGCGCAGTCGTGGCAATTTTCGGGCTCGTTGACGTCATCCGCAATGAATCCGGGAAACCCCAACTTTGAACGGTCGCTAGAGTTTGTCCTCGATGCCGAGGGCGGATTTGTAAACCACCCGCACGATCGTGGTGGCAAGACTAACCGCGGCATCCTCCAGCGTGAGTACGACGTCTACCGGGACAACCGGCAGGAAGATCGTCGCTGCGTGAAGGAGATCTCCCAAGAGGAGCTGGAGGACATCTACTACAACGACTACTGGGTCCGCGGGAAGTGCTACAAGTTTCCGTGGCCGCTGTGTCTTATCCACTTTGATGGCTGCGTCAACACTGGCGTGGGTCAGGCCGGAAAGTTCCTGCAACGTGCCGTGGGGGCTCAGGATGACGGGATCATCGGCAACAAGACGATTATAGCATACGAGAAGAAGGTCGATGACGTTGGCCTTGAGGCTATCTGTGACTCGATCATGCAGCAGCGACAGGACTTCTACAAGTTGCTGGCAAAACTGGATGACACGCAGAAATCGTTCAGTAAAGGCTGGAGTAATCGCCTCACAAACCTTAAAGAATACATCGCATGAGCAAGCTCACCATCGCACTTGGCTCCTTTATGGGAGGAACTGGAAAGCAGTATTGCCCGGACTGTGGCTGCGACATGAAGTCGAACGGCACCTGTTCTGAGTGCGGCTACGGTGAAGATGAAGGTGAGATGGAGGATGAGGACGAGAGTGAAGATGAGGGCATGGACACGCAGGCCATCATGGACATTCGGGACGACCTCCAGCGTGTTGTTGAGAAACTCGGCAGGCTACTTTCCCAAGACTAATGCCAGAGGATTCTCAGATTGCAGTGGATACCGACAACAACTTTGTCGGGTTTGCCTCGCGCCTTGATCCCTCGAATCTGAAACCTGGATACGCGCAGTCCTCAAAGAACATGAGACTGCAACGTGGCATCGCTCAGCCCCGGAAGGGTTGCGAGCGGATGACCGACGATACCTACAACACGCAGCTTCAAAGCGGTTCTGGCTATTATATCAACAGTGTCGGTCAGGATAATGTTGTCATGCTGTTTGTTGACGGCATGGTGCTGTACAATACGCAGACTGATACGTTCTCGCAAAAGTACACGTT